AGTTTGTCGGTCGAGATAAGGGCCGATGTCAGGGTCAGGGTTGTGCCGGATACGCTGTAGGCGTCCTCGTGTTGTTTGACGCCGTTGATCGTGACGATCAGGGATTGCTCGTTGGGGGCAGTCCATGTCAGCGTGTGGGTTGCACTGGTCGAGCCAGTGACGTTGAGACGCCTTATGTTTGAGGACTTATTGGTTACGACGCCTTTGTAGCCCATCTTAGGTCTGCTCCAGTACGCTCAGTGCTACGTCGAGGGACGAGGCGGTGTCCGATTCGACCTTGATGATGTCGCCTGCTTCGAGCACGACCTTGCCTTCGATGAGTTCAAAGGAGGAGCCGGTCGGGATCGGGAGTTCTTTAATGAGGTACACGTCGTCTGCGTTCTCGCCAGTGGTTGAAGCGGTGACGATCTGTACATTGGCTTTGATCTGGCTTGCGGTAATGTTCGCCAGAACTGCGCCGATCATTACCGTTGTGGTTGCGGCGGGGACGGTGTAGACGGTCGTGAGTGTGGTTCCGACAGCCGTGTCGGTCTTGAGTTTGAAAGTGTTTGCCATAGATTTAGCCCAGTGCGATGGCCATCACGACTGGGTCGCCAAGGGCCGTAATTTGCGTGTTGATTTTCGATGCAGACCACAGATCTGTCGTCCCAGTAGCGGCGTCGTCGATCTCTCGGTGCTTGGTGGTGTTGATGATGTGGGTCTGGATTGCGGCGTCTGCGGGTTCGTAAGTTCCGGTGTGGTTGTGGCTTGCAGTGGCGTAGACGCCAGAGTGGTTGTGATCGCCTGCGGCGACCTCGGTGGATGCGGTTCCTACGTCTTTCGTTGCGGCGTTGCCCAAGCCAGAGATGTCAGTGTTGGCCAGGGAGGTGGGGATGTAGGCGGTGGAGCCAGAGACGTATTTGAGGACTTGGCCGTTTGTGGCTGTAGTGCTGGATACGTCGGTCATATCCGTTGTAGCGAACGAGGCGAAGCCAGCGGAGGTTACGAAGGATGAGCCGTCAAAGACCTTCATAGCGTCGTTGGTGGTGTCGTACCAGAGATCGCCGGAGTCTAGGGATGTCGTGGGCGCGCTGGCTTGGACGCGGTATTTTTCAGCGAATGAGTTGACGCCGGTTATGTTTGAGGCCGTGGTGTTGACGTTGGTGATGTCGTTTGCGACGGTCGCCATGTTGGTTACGTTTGCGCTGGTGGCAAGCGTATTCATGTCAGCAACGATGTCTGCGGTCGCAAGGGTGTTCATGTCCGAGACTACGTCCGCAGTTGCCAGTGTGTTCATGTCGGCAACGATGTCTGCCGTGGCTAGAGTGTTCATGTCTGCCACTACGTCTGCGGTGCCGAGTGTGTTCATGTCCGCGACGACATCGGCGGTCGCGAGAGTGTTCATGTCGGCCACTATGTCGGCAGTCGCCAGCGTGTTCATGTCGGAGACCACATCGGCGGTGGCGAGCGTGTTCATGTCTGCGACGATGTCTGCTGTGGCGAGGGTGTTCATATCGGCTACTACGTCGGTAGTGCCGAGGATGGCCATGTCTGCGACGGCGTCGGCAGTGCCGAGGCGTCCAATTTCGGTGGCTTTGCCCGCGACAGTGGTGATGTCGGTGATGTTCGAGGCGACGGTGCCGACATCGGCTTGGGTTGCCCAGTATTTAGAGGAGTAGGATGTGCCGGTTACGGGGCCAGATGTTTTTTCGGCCCAGTCTTGCGCGGTGGAGGCGCTGGACGCGGCATTGGTTTCTGATGTGGCCGCGTCGGTGGCTGATGTGGCGGCGTTGGTTTCTGATGTGGCTGCGTTATTTTCTGATGTGGTTAGGGCGGCGCCATCGATGATTACACCGAAGTCGGTGCTACTTGGGGCGGATCCGCTTGAGGTGTGCGCATTGACCGCCATGTATGTGCTGTTGCTATGGGTAACGATGTCAGTTTCGTTATATGCGGTAGAGGCGGCCCAAGTGCCGCGCTGTACAAACATGTAGGGGTTTGTGACATCCGTCCAGCCAGCGGCGGGGGAAGAGAAGGTTCCGATGCGGACCTGGAATTTTCTGGTGGAGTCGTCAATTCGAAATTCGAATACAGTTGAATCAAACGCGCCAGACGAGTTGAAGATGTCGTCGAGCATGTCGTACATCGTACGAGTGCCTTTCTCGCACGCCTCGAGATAAGTGTCGAGGTTGTGCGATCCGGTCTTGGAAGATTCAAAACGTACTTGTTCTGATTCTGGGCGGGTTTGGGCCATCAGTCATACCATCCTTGTGATTTCATGAAGCTGACAAGTTTCTTTTTGGTAAGGGCGTACTTGTCATCTTCTGGGGAAGGCTCTTTGCCTTCGAGATCTTTAATGCGCTGCTGCATCATTTTTATCTGGACTTCGAGACGGGAGATCTCGCCATACAGGAGATCGACCTGGTGATTCAGTTCGGTGTCGATAATGTTGCGGGCAGCGTCTACAAAATCGCCGACCTTGGGGCCGACGTCTGGTTTTAACGCTTCATAAACGTGATCGCTCATGCGGCCTCCGATATGGGTACGAGGTTGCCTTTGGATACTTCATTTTGAATCTGCTCTTGAGGCTGGACTGTTGCGCCGCGCATCTTTTCCATCATGGCGAGCTCCTGACTGGGGGACATCCCCTGGTTGCGCTCCTCTTCGCTGATGCGGAATTGATCGAGATCTGAGATGCCAAGGGCGCGAATCGCCTCTTCTGCGATCTTGCCCATCTTGTACTCCATGTTGAGACCCGTCTGAGCCATGATCTGGAGCATGTTCATCCAGGTCTCGGCGTTGCGGGTGGGTTCGAGGGGCAGGGTGCCGTCTACGACGAGGTAGTCGACCTTGCCCTGGAGATCGGAAGAAGTGTCGAAGTCGATGTATCCGTCATCCACCATCGTGGATAACTGGCTGGGCATGTTGTACTCGTCGATACGGATTGAGCCCTGGTAGTCCAAAGCATCCTGTATGTTGGACACCATCATCCGTACCATGGGCCGTATCGTGGTGGCAGACATGATTCGAGATAGAACACCAAGACGTTGTGAGCCGAGCTGGGTGAGGCGTTGAATTTCGGTAGCGGTTCGTACGTCTGGTGTGGGTACACCCTGCTGGGCGTCACTGGCTGCGGATACACGCTGCTTGAGCTCAGACAGGGCAGCCATGTCGTTCCAGTAGCCGCGAGTGACGTCTGGGACTTCGGCGATGAATACGCCATCACCGGGCTTCGCGCCAGGGAGGGTGCGGACGACGCCCCAGGGGTTGCGGTCTATGAGATCGGGAACGCTGACTTGAGTGGGGTCAACGAAGATGAGATTGTTTAGTGCTGCTTGGACGTTATCTATACGGGATCTAAGCATCCATGTGGCGATGTCGTGCAGCGGAAGAATTAGATCGTATAGTGATTGGCCATAGGTTTTGTGGGAGTCGTTGTATAGCCCGCCGATGATGACGGGGAACTGTTGGCCGTATGGGTTTAGTTGGAATCTGAGTACGACGTTTTCATCGAGAATTGTGATTAGCAGCCAGATCTGTTCGATTTGTGGTATCCCGATCTCCCATCCAGCCAGGTTTACCCAACACTCGTCTACCGGGCGGGAGTCGCCTAGCTGCCAGGTGGTGTCTGTCTTGTGGGGGTCTTGGGGGTCTATGGATAGACCACGGCCTTCCTCAGCGTGGAATTGGTGTGCTTGCCATCCAACGCGAGGAGATCCGAGTTTGGTTCGGAGGCCGGGGTATCGTTTCAGTTTTGGGTATAGGCCTGATCGTTCCAGACTGTTAAATGTCTGGTACTGGGTGAATACAATGAACTGCATTGAAGCCCAGTCACCCCAGGAAACCCTGGGGTCAGGAAAGACCCGACGTGGGTCAAAGTTGACTATCTTGTTTTGGTTTGACTGACCGTCCCACACTATCTTCGTAGGGGCAAATCCATAACGGATGGAGTCCAATAGCATCTGTGCGATGCGAGCTTCTCCGGCAGTGCGTCTCATCTGTTGATGAAGAACACGCTCCAGTATCATGCCCACCTTTCTTGATTTTCGGTTGAGTCCCTCGAGTTGAAACATCGGGTTTCGGCCAGCGAGAGCCGCCATCATGTAAGTGAGGACGGTATCGGCAATGGCCCTGGTATCAGCGATTACGGCCTTTTCTCTGAACTCGGTCGTATTGGTCGGGACGTAGACGTCGTGCGCACGGTCTGCTTCCGTCCAATGATCGTATCGACGCGAGATGCGCGAATAGGACATATCTACGCAAGATTTGACATAGTCGACGAGCCGTCGCTCTTCTTCGTCTGTCAGGAGATGCGCGATGTCCTGGTAATCGGTTAGGGGCTCAACATACTTGGACAGATCAACAATGATTCTGTCCTCGTTTACTTGTAAATCGTGGTAAGCGGCCATGCAGGGATTGTCCTTCTAGTTTGGCTTGGGGTCGTCCCCTAGTTCACAAACCCCAGCCCTTAAATCGGGGGCGGAAATTAGAGTTGAGTGAATCTCGAAAATCGTGCCAGCGGTTGTTTAATGACTTGGAAACGTCGATATCCCAGTCGACCATGTCTGGTGAGGCATTCTGGCGAGACAGGGAGTCGAGACCGATTGAAAGCGCGTCTACCTGATCGTCGTAAGTGCCAGACGGGAAGGCCAGGGTTTCTTCGATGAAATCGTCGACCCACTTGGCTGTTTTGGGCAGCCATACTCGGCCGCCTTCGATGAAGGGCGTGACTGAGTTGACGCGTGCAACCTTGTCGTTGTTGACCTTGTAGGGAATAACGGAGATGCCGGATTCGCGTTTGAGTTCCTGAATTAAAGACTGGCCAGACGCCTTGTCTTCGATGTAGAGGCCTCGAAGTCCTTTGCCGCGCCAGGTGTTGTTTAGGGAGATGGCGGCTTGTTTCAGCTCGGGGAAGTCGTATCGTTTCCTTATGATGTCGAGGATGTACATGTCGCCGTCATGGGCGAGGCCAATGACGATGAAGGCGGAGTAGTCAGATGTTTCTGTTTTCTTGAACGCGGTGTCTGCCGCAATAACGATGGAGCTGAAGCGTTCGGGTCTTAGATCGTCGTCGTAAAATTTCCACCACTCGGATTTGAGAATGTTTCCACCAGCGATATAGGGGGTCTGCTGATAGAGGGCGGCGAACTCGCGGGGGTTGAGGCGCTCGCGCCTTTTCAGATCTTCCAGGGGGAATCGTTCTGGCCAAAGCGCCTGTTCTATCTGCTTCCTGTAGTAGCGTTTTCGTTTACTGACTGTATGTAGTTTGCCTCGAGGTATATACCGGGGGTCGTCCTCTGGGAGTTCCCAGACGGGACTATCGAAATCTGACTCGATGTTTTTGACAGCGGGGAAATTGATATGGAGCCATCTGCCTTCTTTCCAGTCGTCAGTTTGGATCAGACGGCCAGCGAGATCGTCTGGATGCCAGCGGGTTAGGATGACGATCGTCTTGGGAGGCGCCCCGTTTTCTTCAGGTTGGAGTCGGGTATTGAGTGCTGAGGTGTAGTAGTCCCAGATCTTGTTGCGCATGGTGGCGCTTTCGGCCTCTTCGCGCGCCTTGACCGGGTCATCGACTATCAAGAGGTTGGCGGGGCGGCCAGATGTGGTGCCCCCGATGCCGACTCCGAAATATGCGCCGTATTCAGACGTGCGCCAGACGTCAGCAGCTCGGGAGTCTTGCGACATCTCGAACTGGGGGAATGCCTGGGAGATCCAAAACTCCTGAACCACGTTTCGGACCTGGCGGCCGAAGTCTGTGGAGAGCTGAGAGTTGTACGAGCAGCTCATGACGTATCGTCTGGGATTCTTCAGGATGTAATAAGCAGGGAAATACATCGTTGAGAAGGTGCTCTTCGCGAAACGGGGGGGCATATTGATCAAGATGTTGTTGATCGGGTCGCCCTTGAAGTTGTCCGGGTGAAGTTTTGACGGATGTTCGGGCCGTCTGATGGTCATCTTGTTTGTGAACCCGGACTTGAGTTCACCCCTCTCGAGTAGATCGAGCGCTGTGATGAGTTTTATCTGGAACTCTGGTATTTCCCATGTGGGATGCAGCGTCCGTACGAAGCCCTCAAACGACTCCTCAGCGTTTTTAAGTTTCAGAAGGTGCTGAGCCGCGGCCTTCTTTGAGACGGCTGTCACGAGCCTTCCATGGCGTTGAGGATGCGGGAATATTTGATCTCCTTGGCTACGTGACGGTCGTGGATCTCGTTCTGCATGATCCGCATCAGGTGGTCAAGAACTGCGGCTTGCCGCTTCTCCGGCGCTACAGAGTCGAGATCAAGCTGACTCATCGCTTTCGCGAAATCTTCTAAAGAAATATTAGAAGTTAGTCGGTCTTTTTCGTGGTTCTTTACCAGATCGTCTTCAATCGTTTCTTCCATGATTTGTCTCCTTTATCAGACAGGGTTTGAAATTTGGTGCGATTAGTCGTGGGGGTAGGGAGTCGCCATCATTCGCGCGTGCGCAGGCGGACGCGGGGATGCCCCGCCCCCCCTCCGGCCTCACACGCGCGCAGGCGCGGCGCGGTTTCCAAAGGAAACATAGGTCAGGTGGCTGAGACCGGAGGATTCCCCGATGGCTCACAACGGAGACTCACATGAGCACACACACTTTGGACACCATCAGCCCTGAGATCACGTTCCGCAACGGGCAAACGACGACCGTGGGCAAGCGCAACGTGCGTTGGTTCAACGGCACGCTTTGCGTGAGCGCGTCGGGCAAGTTGTGGCCGATCACGGTCACGGGCCCGCGTGCGGCGACGGTCGACAAGGCGGGCGCGTGCCTGCACGACTTCGGCTCGTCAAAAGCCGCGATGGGCAAGGTCGAGGGCGTGCCCGGCGCGCAGGATCTCGCACCGGTCGCGACGCTCGCGAGCCTGGGCGTGGATCGCCCCGCCAAGGGTGAGGCGCGCACGAGCAAGGCTGCCGAGATCGCAGCGTTGCAGGCGCAGGTCGCGGAGCTCACGCAGATCGTGGCCGCGTTCACCTCGCACAAGTCGTAACCGCTGACATTCGTGCGCCCCTTCGGGGGCGCGCGTTTTTTTTTGGCTTTTTTTCCTACGCATAGGCCCGTCTGAACATGATAACGACACAAATTTGGTCACAACGACACGTAAGTCATTGTTTCTTTGTCTTACGCGCTCCCCTAACAAGGGCATCGTCATCGTCGACGCGCTCTATTGTGTCAACAATCTCGCCATCAAGGGCATCGTTGCCCGACGCGATGGCTTCTAACTCCTCGCGCGTCAGTTCGTTGATCGTACGCGTCGTGATGTCCACCGTGCTGTGTGATTGCGACAGGTCTGGTACGACCTTCGCAAGCAACGTACGGAATAACGTCACTTGTTGGTTGCTCCACGTACGCTCTCCGCGAGCTGCTTCGACGGCTTGTGGCATCAGATCCCTCACATGGGTCGCTATTTGGCCACGTATGCGCGCGATTTGGCGTGGGCTCAGTGCGACCGCGTCAGTGATCGGTTTACGAACTTCGGCAGTCATATCAACTGTCTTATACGCCAAACGTGGCGCAAGGGTCGTCCCCTTGTGCGGGCGGGACTTTTCTCTTTGTGCGGGTTCTTCCAAAGGAAGAGTAGGACAACTGGCCGGAACCAAAGGGGTTCCACTTTGAATTTCCTATGGGATTTTTACGGAGAACGTTTATGAAAATGATCCTTGATGTAGACCCCACCGTTAATGACTGGCGCCACGAGGGTGACGCTACGTTGTCTGACGGCTCGACGATTGAAGGCCATTACGTCGAGTTTTACCTGGCATACGTGGCCTCCTTTGGCGACGTCTGCCCCATGTCGGACGACGGATGGTTCATGTTTCCCGATGGGGTGCAAATGCGAGAGGAAAAGTTGATCGAGGCTTGCGCTTCGATTGATTACGAAATTCGCAACGGCGACCACGTTATGTCTGATCTCGAGACGATCGAGGTTGATGCCGTGGACTGGGACGCAGACGACATTCTCGAACACATGGGGGCAACCGCAACACCATGAGCGACCTCAAAATCATCTGCGAAGGCGAGGAAGTCGATCTGTCAGACGACGTCGCGCATCGCAACACGCTGGCCTATGAGTCGGACATTGACCGAACCATGTGGCTTCACTTTCTCGAGATGCTCGAGGTTGATGTCGTGGACTGCGAGATCGACGACATTCTCGAGGCCATCGAGACAATCGCAACACGTTGACCGGATTCTCCGGGGCACGTCGGCCCCGCTTCGGCGGGGTCGGCCTCTGCTTGTATCCACCATACACCCTAAGAGCACCGAAAGTTGCTTTAGAGATGCCTAGTATGGTATATCAGACACCTAACGGGTGTAATTGGGGTGCATCCAAGCATATACAAAGGGAGCGTATATGACCGAAACTGCTTTACAGCAAACCATTCGTCGTGTTTTCACGGAGCAAATGCTGAGTGAGGACGAACGACGCCTCCATCGAGAAATCTTTAACACCGCTCTTAGTGGGCTCAATACAGACACGCTCGAGCTCTTGGAAAATGAGTGGGTTGAGGCTGTCGCGCTTTCCCCATACATCGGTGATGGGGAGAACCAAATCAATCCCCGCGATTCACTGGTCGGATTTCGTGACTGCTTGCCAGTCCACACCCTTCGTGAGATCTCGTTAGTGATTTGGGTGGGCATCCTCGCGGATTCCACCGCCGAGGATGTTTTCTTCTCAACGGTCAGGGGGCGTATGCACCTTATCAAGCGCGCCGGGTGCCCAGTCGAAAGCGAAACGTCACGTACCGGGGTCGTTTTGGGGGCGGGCTTTGAACCAGACGACTTGCAAGAGCGTATAGAAAAACACTTCCCACCATCAACCACCACACCCACCACAACAGGAGATTCTATGAATCCAGATACCTACTCTGCGTCGCTAGATCAGTTGATCAATGCGCACGATGTATTTGTTCGTGATAACGAAGGAGACTTTGAATCGGCAGAAAGTCTGTCCGACAAATTCCTTACGCACCTCGAAAACTCTGCCGACACAACCGATCAGACGGGTCGCATTGATGCGTTGAGAGCGTCGATTCAGGCCCGCGCTCTTAGCGACGACGAGTTTGAATTCGCAACAGCAGTTGGCGATGATTTGGCCACGAGCATTGCGGAAGTCGCCACGAAAACGCTGATTGGCGATGATGGCGACGAATCAGACGGCGAGTCCGACTCCGGTACAGTGCCCACGATTTCCGTGAAAGCGGATTTCAAAGCGGTGCTCGACACAATGCTGTCAAACGCCACGTCTGGCGGTGTCAAGGACGCAGACGACCTGATTGCCAAGATTCGGGATGGGCAGGTCGCAAAGCAGGAAGCAGACAGTCTGCGTAAGAAGATGGGCTCGATGTCGTCAGCACCGACGATGCCCGCACAGGTTGAGGCCAGTGGGGATATCCCCGAGGGCGAGATCGAACAGAAACTGGCGTCAGACGTTTTCAAAATCAAGCGGGGCAAGCCCGCCTTCAAGTTCGAGATCCCTGTGTTCAAGTGGGATTCTCCACACCCCCATGTCCCGGCTATCGACCCGGATTACATCTTCCAGGCGATGCCACTCCTCAATCTCTTGCAAGCCTTGGTGTCTGGCGAGCGGTCGTATCTCGTTGGTCACACCGGGACAGGCAAGACGACACTGATCGAGCAGACGCTGGCTCGTATGAACTGGCCGATGATTCGCATCAACTTCGACTCCGAGATCACCCGCATGGATCTGATGGGCCGTGACGTTCTCACGAACGACGGTGGAGTCACGACTTCCAAGTTTGTGGATGGTGTGTTGCCCACGGCGCTCAATGGGCCTTATGTCTTGGTCTGCGATGAGGTCGATCGCATCAGGGCTGAGGTTTCGTATGTGTTCAACAGGATGCTTGAGGGCAATGGACTGCTCATCACCGAGGACGGTGGTCGTTATGTCAATGCTCACCCCATGCACCGTCTGGTGGCTAACGCCAACACGGTGGGGCAGGGAGATGACTTCGGTCTATATCAGGGCGCACGGCCACAGTCCCAAGCGTTTCTCGACAGGTTCACTCGTTGGATGAACGTCGAGTATCTCAAGCCGGGCGAGGAAAAGAAGTTGCTTATGGCGAGATCACCCGCACTGCCGGAACGGTTTGCTGACGCCATCATGCGGTACGTCAAGGAACACCGGGAAGCGTTCGTTAATGCAGAGATCCTGCAACCGTTGTCGCCACGAGGCGTTATCAGTTGGGGCCAGACGTTGACGAACTTCCTTGCGCTGTTGCCGGATGAGAACAAGGCCAGTAGCGAGGCGTTCGAGGTCTGCATATTGAACCGAGCATCACCACAAGACCGCGCTGTGCTCAAGGGTATCCACAACCGAGCATGGACGGTCGCAACCGAGGAATCTGCATAAATGAAATGCGTCAAACAAACATCAACGGGAAAGATCGTACGCATGAATGACAAGGCTGCGTACGCCTTAGTGAGTAAGGGCAAAGCGCAGTTTGTGCCCAAACACAAATGGAGAGAAGGAGGTCGCAAACGATGAGTGGTTACTCACTTACGGATCACTCGATGTCCACCGAGAACTTCACGATCGAAGCACATGGCACGGGGCGCACGTTCGGTCGGAAGTTCGACATTAACGTGGTGTTCAGTGGCGACCAAGCGGGAACCAATGGGAACACCATTGTTCTGCCGTCGTTGCCAAGCGGGAAGCAGTTGACGTCTGAGCAGGTGCTTGTGGCGAGGGGTTACATCGACCACGAGGCCGGTCACGTTCGGCATAGCGATATGCCCCTGTTGGCCCAAACCAATAAGCAATGTGCAAAGGACGGCAACAAGATTCTTCCCCGCCTGATAAACGCCATCGAGGATGTGCGTATTGAGGATCGAATCATTGACGAATATCCGGGGTCGTTACGCAATCTGACTGCGACTACGGAGGCCGTTAATTCCGAGTTCCTCAATCGCCACTCCGAGTCAGACGCTGTGTCAGACAGGCAGAAAATCATGACGATTGCGCTGACATGGCAGGGTCGAAAACTGTTGGGTTACGACACCGACACCAATCAGAAGTGCATTGATCTGTTGCCAGAGAAATTGCAGAAGGAGTCCGAGGCATGGGCGAGGGCGATCAAGGCGTGTCGGAATTCGGCTGATGTCGTTGAGCTGGCGCGACGTATCGACTCAGACATCCGTGAGAAGCAGGAAGAAGAAGGTGGCGACCCGATCATTGATGAGCCGTACGAGGCAGATGGCGAGGGGGAAACCGGAACCACGGAAGTTCGCAAGGCTCGATCAGCATATGGCAAAGCACACGAGTCCAGTGGGGATCAAAACCCCTTAGAGATCGAACCCGCTGATGCGCTTGAGAGCACATGGCGGGACAAGATTGACGAAGGGGATCGGGAGCGTGCGTATCGACCGGAGAGCACGGCCAGTGACAAGTGGCACACACGTCACGACAAGAAAGCCAAGTACACGGGAGGCGCTAATAACAACCGAGCAACAATCTCGCAGATCACGAGCAAAAACGCTGAACACTACGAAGAGATTAAGAGGGAGATGGTGGGCAAGGTGAACACCATGCGCCGGAAACTCGAGCGGGCCATCACCGCAAAGATGGAACGCAACTGGGACTTTGGTCGTCTGGAAGGGAACCTCGACTCGCGCCGACTCCCGGCTGCCTACAAGGGCGAGCCTAATGTGTTCAAGGCACGGGAAGAAACTGACGACTTCGATACCAGTATCGAAATTCTCATCGATCTATCCGGCTCTATGTGTGGTCAGCCCGCGTATCTGGCAACCCAAGTCGCAATCGCATTGGCCGAGTGTCTGGAAAGAACGCCAGTCGAGTATGAAGTGTTGGGCTTCAACAACTCGACCGGATTCGTCCATAACGATCCCGCCAGAAAGTTTGCGCGGGGTGGTGCCAGACCGAAATCTTCGCGGTATGGCGCTCTCGATATGTATGTGTTCAAGGAGTTCGATGAGCGACTGTTCGATGCTCGTGGCGCGATGGGTCGCATCTACTACTGTGTTGCTGGTTGCAACTCAGACGGTGAAGCGGTGCTCAATGCGTGGGCACGGCTGCGGGTGAGGCCAAGCAAGAGAAAGATCCTGATCGTGTTGTCAGACGGATACCCGGCCTGCAACACATCGTTTGGTCAGGGGCATCTCGATCAACATCTTCGAGATGTCATCGAGATGGTTTCCAAGAAGGCCGATTGCGTGGGCATCGGGATCATGAGCGACGCTGTTCAGCAGTTCTATCCACGGTGGCAGGTGATCGATAACTTGAATGACTTGCCAAAAGCAACGATGGATGAGTTGGGCAAGTTGCTCATCAACGATCGGTACAAGCCAGACAACTCGGATCTCATGAAGGCGAAGCACGCATTGCGAGCTGCGTAATGGGGCCGAAGAAAAAATCAGTAGGCACGGTCGACAGTGAGTGGATGAAGCACTGGCCCAAGCGACCATGGGAATTCTGGATTCAAGTGGCCAAGGTAGTAAGGGCGCGGAAGATCCGGCACGTAGACATCAAGAAAGTACAGGAGATATGTCGAGAAGTGGAAACGCAATCAAGCAGGAGAAAAAACCATGAGTAAAGGCGACAACAAGCAAGTGGATGCGATCACATCAAAGGCGCTTGACGATCTGTTCGAGGACAAGCCGAAGGTGAAGCCAAAGAAAACAAGTTATTCGAGCGACACATATTGGAGAGACACACCGTCTCGTGGAAGTGGCCCTTCGTATTGGGACTATGGAAGCAGGGATATGTTCGGACGGGCCAGTGACTACGAGTACGACAACGAGCCGTACGACTGGTCAAAGCACACCACAACGAGCACGACCAAAACGAAACCAACGTACGGATACACCCTCGAGCAGACGTTGTTGGATGACATCGAAGATAACTCGCGCAACGGTCGTCTGGAAGTTGATCCCGAACTGCTAGAAGACTTTGTGGATTACGCACTCCAATCAATCGACAACTCGTTTCGGGATCTCGATATCTGGATCGATGGGGGAAAGCACACGGATCATCTTCGAGCCTTCCTGAAAGGCGCATTGGAAGAAGGCGATCTTGAGAAAACCGGAGGGCGCGCGCTCTCCATCATTGTCAACACGAAAGAGGAAAAGCAATGACCCAACTCACAATCAAGCACGACGTACTGGCAATCGAGGTCAAGCAGGACATCACCGCCCGCAAGGGAGACATTCTGGTTGTCTCATCAGACGGAACTTATGGGGTGGCCGTGTTGCCGGGAGTGTCCTTCGGGATCGCAGAATCCGGCAATGTCGTAACGAGTCCGAAGAAAGCGCTCCCAAAGATTTCCGCACCGTCGAACAACAAGAGCCATCGACAGAAGGGTCGTCTGGATGAGGAACTCCCCGAGTTAAATGAGCGGGAGTTCAAGTACCTGGACCTCTTGTCCAAGTATGAAGAGCCATGCACGACCAAGGAGATCGCAGTCTTGTGCGACGAAGACTACGAGAAGGGTCACGGGGCTGCTCAGACGAATGTACTGATGCGAATGGTGACAGCGTTGTTGGTCGAGCGGGAACGTATGAATGGCAATGGCACGACTCAAAGAAATGGAGTCTATGGGTACTCGATAACCCGGAAGGGAAAACGCGTGCTCTCTGAGAATCACAACATCACACTCAACCTTAAGGAGGTTGCATGAGCGTAAGCAAAAGCGTGGCAATGGTGGTCAAGATCGTCGGTGGTATGAACAAAGCAGAGAAGAAGGAATGTTCTGATCTGCTCGCGCCGATATTGAAAATGAAGAAGGGGAAGGGATCTTCGCAACCGTATTGGATCAAGAAGGTGGATGACGTTGACCCGAGTCAGACGGGTCCGTACGCCATCAACGGCCAGTGGTTGCGGGACACAGGCAAGATGGAGAGCGGTGACATCTGTGTGATCGGCATCAAGTATCCGCAGGAGGATCGCCGGTATGCCATCTGCACCCACCAGACGGGATCTTCAGTGTCTTACGAAGCGGGCTCAATGACGCTCGACTTCGAGGATGTGGCTGAACTCAATTCGTACAGTGCATTTGCTGACTGTCTCACCAAGTTGAAAAGGTTAGTACCCGCATCGAAAGCGGCTTAAGCAGCAGTTGGATTATGACTGAGGGTTTGGGTGAGATCCTGATTCAAGCCTGCCTCGATGGGCCAACTGTTGCTCATCATGAACTATCCCTGTAAGGCGGGCACTCACCATCCATCCATCTCATTTTGCTAGGAGGCAATTCAATGACGGTATCACGAGGACTTTTCAAATCGAAAGCGCAAGGGCTTGACTGGGACGGTCATCAGGAAACAAAAGAAACTTCACGACAAGGGTACGGTGGCTCGGTCGCTATCGAAACGCATTATCCCGGTGGCGCTTGGATGACGGCGCTGATAATTCGACCCTGCTTGTTTGATGAAGAGCCGGTCGGTTCCGAGAAATGGCTCAAAAATAATTGGGCCGGTCTCGAAAAATTCAAAGGCAAATTCAAAAAAGAGTTTACTGCATACCGGGTCTGGGCTACGACGCTTCATGACAAATCTGGGTCGCACCCAGGCGACTGGATCACACACAGTAGCCAGGTAAGACAGCGGGAGCAGTTCATAGTCGCTTGGGCCACTGGCGTTGCCATCGAAACTGGTAGGCCCGCGACGCTGATTACCTACCCGGACACGGAAGACACCACTGTCTTGCGTGCACCACTGGCTCATGACGGGCCGGGATACATCGAGACGGACACTTCATGGGATGAACTGGATTCCATGTTTGGGAGTGCAGCATGAGGCGTTGGCGCTTCCACATTTCTGTTGTTAAGCGGGTCTACCCAGACGACAAGGACTTGCCAGACGAGATGCGCGAGGCGTTGTCTGAACTCGAAGAACTTAGTGATGACGGGCGCTGTTATCAGGAGTTGCACAGTCTCCGTCTGAACTTCACTGATTCTGTTTTGTTCGTGCTGTTGTTGTTGCTTGGGCTCGAGTCCGTTATTGGATCTTGGTGGTACTACGTCAATGCTTTTATAGGAGGCTAATTATGAGAACGAAAGAGCAAGTAAAAACTGACTACAAGGGACTGACGCTGGCGAAAGCGCAGGTCAAGGAGATCGCAAAGAACGACTGGATCACGCTCGATGAGCCGACGTTTGTGGGCTGCAAGTTTGATTACCGTGGCCAGAATGTTGCGGAGGAAATGTTGGATATCAGCGATGAGTTTTGCGATCACGTTAATCGAGACGCTTTCATTCACGGTGCGGATTTTCTCATCGTGGCGTATCGGCCAATGAAGGAGGACGACGAAGATGTGGAAAAAACATAAGCGATACGGTGATGAGAGCGGGCCTGACTACATGATTGATCTCGAAGGGCCAGACGGGAATGTGTACAACTTGTTCAATGCGATTGAAACCGTGATGGGCGATGAAAAATATATAGAGGAAGCCAAGAATGGCGAACACTATACGAACCCAGACGACAACGCCTACGAAGGGTACGAACGCATCCTTGATTACATGTTGACCATGTGCCCGGAGATTGAGTTTCGTTTTAATGGGAAACTGATTCAGCAGGTTTACCCGTGTTACCACGACGCTGTATGCAAAACAAAAGGGGTACACAAAATATTTTCCGAGTGCGAAACGGAGGGTAGAGATGAGTAAGAAAGTCGATGCGCTTGTCATTCGTGCGAAATATTTGGGACTGTCGGCTCGCGCAATTAGTAACCCACGCGGGGGATATCGGAAGCACCACCCGCTTGGCTCTACGTATTCGCCGAAGCGTGTAGTGGTGATTGATGGCAATTCATTTTCGCACGGTGGGGCTAAACAATTCTTGGAAGCACGGGAGGTGAAGTAATGCCGATTATTCGTGCATATGCAGAGAGTTACATTGCTCAGTATCGTAACATACTCGGTGCCAATCGAATTGTGCAGTTTGATGTCCGTGATGAAGTTGAATGCCGTAATGCAGTTATCAATGAATTAGGACATGATATTGATGAAGAGGCTGCTCCCCTCCGTATTGAGTATTTCAATGCTGATGGTGTCCATACTGATACATGGACGTGTGATAATGTTTTCGATAGTGACCTTCGTCATCAGTGGGGGCTAAACAATTCTTGGAAGCACGGGAGAAACGACGATGAGTAAAGATTGGGAAGAGTCACTGGCTGATGCGATTGCAAATGATCCGTATCAGGGGGCAGATCCGATACTGTACAACCTCGTGATCGCAAGAAAGATCACGCTTGTTACCACTATTCAAATCGAGGGTACGAGCAAGGAGTCAGCGGTGGAAAGATTCCAACATCAACTTGAGTCAGGTGAATGTAGCGCGCTCGATGACGAGAGTATGTGGGGCGAGTGCATGGCTTACCAAGTCCACAAGCGCGATCCTCATGAGGACGAGTATGAGGTTATTGATGTGGAAGAGGACGTCAAGGAGGCAACATAATGGATTTCGAGACGGAGTTTCGGGCGCAAGTAGCAAAGTTTGACGGCTTGCCGTCATCAGTGCGTGACGAGTTCGAAGACGCTGCAAGTTCGTTGGCAGAAGAAAGCATCCAGTGGGATGGCGAAGCCAGTAAGTCGCAGGCTCGCGCGAACCGCAAGATGGCAGTCGCAAGGTGGAACAAGTTGTGCAAAAGATATGGTGTTGATGTGCATCATGAATGGCATGAAGCTGCGTACAGGGGCATTTAACAGGAGGCAAACTGATGGGTTACTACACGGATTTTGATGGCGGCATTAAAATAAAACCGTCACTAACGAAAGAACACAAGGCGTATCTATATGCGTTCATGACGACCAGACGGATGGCAAGAGACGAAGATGAGGTGGCCAAGTTGCCTGACCCGCTGCG